ATATATGGTATCTTGGTTCTCAGATGGAGTTCTTTTGGTCAGATGCACATGATCCTAAATACTTTCACGTAGTTGATACAGAAACTCGAGAAGTTGAAAAGATACAAAACCCGTACACTTTATTTGAAAAAGTTGTGTACAATGACGACGAAACAGATTATAATACTATAGACACATCGAAGTTTGCAAAGAGATTTGTAAAGGTCGTGGTAGTCAATAAGAAAGATCAATTCGTCTTTGATCGATTTATTGATCGCATACAAAATGAAGATATATACGAACTAAAGATTGCAGAGAACTTTAGTGAGTTTATTGGTGAAAACGTAGAGGACGAGAGTATTAGTTTCGATGATACTGCAGAGATAGTAGATACATATATCGATGCAGTTGAAACAGAGCTTGATAAGAATCGTATCAAAAACCAGGTACGTGAGCTCATGACAGAAGCACAGACTCTCGAGGTTGCATGATTAAATTTGAAAAGATTCGTTATAAAAACTTCTTATCAGCAGGTAATACATTTACAGAGATCGACTTAAACCAAAACAAGACCACTCTTGTTGTTGGTACGAATGGTGCTGGTAAGTCGACGATGCTTGATGCATTGTCATTTGCTCTCTTTGGTAAACCACACAGAGCTATTAATAAACCACAACTCGTAAACTCGATTAATGGCAAAGGCTGTGTAGTTGAGGCAGAGTTTACTATTGGATCTGCACAGTTTCGAATAGTACGTGGTATCAAACCAAACCTCTTTGAGATTTGGAAGAATGGTACGATGATTAACCAATCGTCTCATTCGAAAGAATATCAGAAGATCCTCGAACAAAACATCTTGAAACTGAACCATAAATCGTTTCATCAAGTGGTAGTTCTCGGCTCCTCTTCGTTTATACCATTTATGCAACTCTCTGCATGGGTCAGACGAGAAGTTATCGAGGATCTTCTTGATATCAATGTCTTTAGTAAGATGAACGTACTTTTACGAGAGAAGAACAATGCTCTCAAAGATGGTCTCAAAGACATTGAACTTCAACAAGAATTGAATAAAACAAAGATACAAACACAAGAAAAATACATACGTGATATTACAGCAATAACAGAAGATAATAAGAAAGAATATGAATCTAGGATATCAGAGGCGCAGAGTAACATCGATGACCTACAAGTTCAGAATAGTGAGCTTAGCGTGGGCCTCGAAGATGATCTTCAACGTACCGAGGAAGAGTTATCGACTCTGCATGATCAACGCCAAACCCTTATGCTCAGAGGTCAAGATATTTCAACGAGGGCAAAGCAAGTCGCCGAACGTGCCATGTTTTTTGAGGAGAATGAGGTATGTTCCGTATGCGACCAAGCCATCACAGACTCGCATAAACATGGCATTCTCGAAGCTGCGAAGTCAGAAGCAAAGTCACTCCAATCACAGCGTCGTCAGATCGGTACAGAAGGCACCTCGGTGGAGGAAAAGATTGAGTCGACCAGCAGCGTACTTCGAGAGATTCGATCTAAAGTATCTGAACTCGGTCAGAACAACGTCCAGATCTCTAACCTCCAGAAACAAATCGAAGAGTATCAGTATTCCTTAAAGAAGGATGTTGGTGCTGATCTCAATGAAGCAAAGGCAGACCTCGAAGATCTGAAGGTAACGAAGAGTGATCTCTTAGAGAATAAACTTAAACTCTCTGAGCAGTTTAACTATAACTCGGTGATTGCAGAGATGCTAAAAGATACTGGTATCAAGACGAAGATCATCAAGCAGTATCTGCCTGTGATGAATAATCTTGTCAATAAGTATCTACAAGTACTTGACTTCTTCGTACACTTTAACTTAGATGAGTCATTCCAAGAGACCATTCGTTCTCGTCATCGTGATGAGTTTACGTATGCTTCTTTCTCTGAAGGTGAGAAGCAACGTATCGATTTGGCTCTGTTGTTTACTTGGCGTATGATCGCAAAGATGAAGAACAGTGTAGCTACTAACCTCCTTATCCTTGATGAAACCTTTGACTCTTCTCTCGATCACGAAGGTATTGAAAACCTTTTGAAGATACTGCATACACTTGACGAAGATACAAATGTCTTTGTTATCTCTCACAAGGGTGAAGTCCTCGATGGTAAGTTCAATGCCAAAATTGAATTTAAGAAAGAAAAAAACTTCAGCAAAATGGTTACATAGTGTTTACAAAACCGTTATATTATGGTATAATAGATAAAATAAATCCACGGAGTATATTATGGAATTAAATGAGAATACCCTCAACATCATGAAAAACTTTGCGACGATCAATCAAAACTTATTGGTCCAGCAAGGTAATACGATCAAGACTATCAACGAAGCTCGTAATGTAGTTTCAACCGCGGTACTTGATCAAGAATTCGCACAACAGTTTGGCATCTATGATCTTAATGAGTTCATTGGTGTCCTTGGCCTAGTTGATACACCGAATCTCAAGTTTGACGATGAGTCAGTATCGGTGTCTGATTCTACTGGTCGTTCGAAGGTTAAGTACTTCTTCTCACCCGAAGAAACACTGACTTCACCAACCAAAGACATTAACATGCCTGAACCCGAAGTAAAGTTCACGCTTGATAATGACACACTGAATAAGTTGAAGAGAGCAGCATCCACTCTTGGACATTCAGAAGTCTCGATTCGGCCATCAAATGGAGTATTGAGTCTTGCTGTGGTTGATAATGAAAACTCAACATCAAATACATATTCGATCGATGTGGATGGTGAGTTCACTGGCAACTTTAACTTTGTTTTAAGTATTGCAAATCTAAAGATCTTGCCTGGTGATTATGATGTGCATATCTCATCTAAGTTAATTACTGAGTTTAAGCACAAAGAACTAAACGTACGTTATTGGATTGCACTAGAAAAAACTTCGACATTTGGAGAATAAAGACATGTCTGAAAATAATGATGAGCTGATGAAGCTCGCTAATCAAGTATCACGTTCAACAGTTGCAGTAGTAGATGCTGTTACTCAACGTGGTGGGTTTAAAGGTGAAGAACTATCGACGATCGGTACTCTTCGAGATCAAGCTATTCAAATCATCTCGCTTGTAGAACAGATGCAGCAAGAAGCTGCGATGGAAGATGACGAATAACATTTACTTTTTGCTCAACCTGTGATATAATATTTTTTTGTAATGGAGCATTGTAAATGTCTAATGATTTCTTATGGGTCGAAAAGTATCGACCAAAAACAATATCTGAGTGTATTCTTCCAAAGACTTTGAAGGATACATTTCAACAAATAGTCAGTGGTGGTGAATTGCCTAATATGCTTTTCACTGGTACTGCAGGTCTCGGTAAAACTACTGTGGCCAAAGCAATATGCAATGAGCTTGATCTTGACTACATTCTCATCAATGGTTCCGAAGAAGGTAACATTGATACACTCCGTGGTAAGATCAAGCAATTTGCTAGCACAGTCTCATTACAAGGTGGCGTCAAGGTTGTAATACTTGATGAGGCTGATTATCTGAATCCGCAGTCAACGCAACCTGCTCTTCGTGGGTTTATCGAAGAGTTCGCCAATAACTGCAGATTCATCCTTACTTGTAACTTCAAAAATCGTATCATTGAACCACTACACTCTCGATGTGGTGTCTATGAATTTAATACTTCAAAGAAGGATATGGTTGAACTATGCGGTCAATTTATGGATCGTACAGCAAAGATCCTTCAAGAAGAAGGCATCGCGTTCGGTGATGGTAAAGTCCTTGCTGACCTCATCATGAAACATGCACCCGATTGGAGGAGGATATTAAATGAACTACAACGGTGTGGGCTTACTACTGGCAACATTACTGACTCTTTATCTCACGCTGCATCAGACACAAACTATGATGCACTTTTCAATCATTTGAAAAATAAAGACTTTAAACAAATGCGTCGATGGGTCGTTAATAATATAGATACTGATGCAGCAGCGATCTTTCGTGGAGTTTACGACAGAATGTCTGATAAGATCGCACCTCATGCGGTACCTCAACTGGTACTCATACTTGCTGATTATCAATATAAGAACGCGTTTGTAGCTGATCACGAGCTCAACGTAGTCGCCTGTCTGACGGAGGTCATGGCTAATGTCGAATTCAATTAAATTATATGTTCAAAATAACTGTCCTTACTGTACGATCATGAAAGAAAAACTCGATAGTTGGAGTCTTTCATACGAAACAGTTAATATTAGTTATGACGCTGATGGTAAAATGTTCTTAAAAGAAAATAATCATCGTACTGTCCCGCAACTTTATTATAAAGGTATTCATCTTAATAAAGTTGATACAGTTGATTTTACACGTGATATCATGTTCAAGGAAATGCTGCTACATCATGACGAGAATGATTCAGGCGTAGAGATGTTTTGATGAGCATATTGAAGTTATGGCAATATGCGCTCGGTTCTTACTCAGATGATAAGACAGAACCTTACGATAAGTACATGCTTATCATAAGGACATTTTGGGTATTACTTCATATAGCTACTTGTTGTATGATTATAACTGGTAATGCAAGAATGTTAGGTTGGATATAATGAATCCGTATGAATATGTGAAAGCAATTAACGATACAAAACAAAATATCATGGTAGACGATATCACAGAAAAAGCTTATAATGCTTTTATGGTAAATCGTTCTCTCTCTTATTTTAATGACACGGTGTTGATGGCAAACGAGATGAATCAGAATGCACACCTCGATAATCGTTTACAATTTGATTTTTATATAAATATAGTCAGAAAGAAAAAACGGTTTAGTAAATGGA